ACCAATCTAACTCCAGGAGGAGAATTAACAAATAATATGCAAGAGGTGTTAGTATTAAATTTAAATAATAAAATTATTAATAAATTTAATAGTATAAGGGGAGCAGCTTTTTATTACAAAGTACCTGAAAATAATATAAGAGATGTAGTAAATAGCAGAAGAGGACATGTTAAAAATAAGATATTCATCAAATCCTCAGAATATGACCCAAATAAAGATTACTCTATAAATAAATCCATAAGAAAAAATAGATGGAAACCTATTTATCAATATGATTTATATGGAAATTTTATAAAAGAGTGGAAAGGAGTTAAAGAAATAACAAAAGAATTAGGATTTAACAGCATAACAATATATGCAGTATTAAACAATAAACAATTAAGTAGTAGGGGGTATATCTGGAGCTATAATAAAGACGGGGTATCTTCTCTGGAAGAAGGTACCCTTGAAAAAGCTCTTTCACAATATAAGTAGGAGTATCACCAATCTACACAAATTAAAGGGGTGTATTTATTGTTTATCAATAAATTTTATAATAAAGTATATAGATAGCTAAATTTTAACTAAAAATATTTGGTAGATTCAAATATTATTTATATATTTGTAAAATATTAAACTTACATGACCCACCGAAAGGGAATTAGTAAAGGCTCATGTTTGGAACAGGTACTTTGCTACTTTAAAGTAGCACAATCAAGTAAAACCTAATATAGGTGGTTAAGTTTTCTTGAGCTTACAATAAGCTTTCTTTTTGAGGTTGAAATAAAATGCCCTGGAGGATAAGGGCATTACAATAATAAGTATTAATTTAAATAAAATGGAGAGGAATGAAAACAGTTTGTATTTATCATAGTATTGATTTAGATGGTTGGATGAGTGCTGCAATAGTTAAACATTGGTTTATTGAAAAATCTAAATTTATAGATGGAATGAGAGATGAATCAATTGGACAAGAATTAGATTTCATAGGTTATAATCATGGTCAACCTATTCCTGATTTATCAGAATATGATAAAGTTATAATGGTTGATATTAGTTTTCCTAAAGAAGAAATGGTTAAACTTTGGGATAAATTAGGTGTAGAAAATATGATATGGATTGACCATCATATTAGTGCGATAAAAGATACCCAAGATACTAAGTGGTTATGGGAAGGTATGCAAGATACTAAATTTGCAGCTTGTGAACTTACTTGGAAATATTTCTTTCCTAATGAACTAATGCCTGAAATAGTAAGACTACTTGGTAGATATGATTGTTTTGGGCATAAGGGTACAAATGAAGAAATTAAAGTATTAGAGTTTCAATACGGTGCAAGACAAAAAATAAGTAATTATGAAGAAGCTTATGAATGGCTTACAATGTGTTTAGACCACCCTGAAATTATTAACGAGATACAAAATGCTGGGGATGAAATATATGAATATCTTTGTACAGAAGCTAAACAATCTTATAAGAATAAGTTTAGTATTAAGTTAGGATATAAACCTGGAGGTAGAATTGAAGCAGACCCATTAGTTCATGGTACTTATAAGTTTATCTGTATTAATAAAGAACGTTTTAATCCAATCAACTTCGGTATCGACTATCATAAAGACGGCTATGATGGATGTGCTTGTTTTCATTATGCAAATGGCAAATGGAACTTTAGCTTATATAACGACAACGGATTAGTAGATTGTTCTGTTATTGCTAAATCATTTGGAGGAGGTGGGCATAAAGGAGCAGCAGGATTTGTAGTTGATGATATTTATAAAATTATAAAATAATAATATTTCCTTCCTCTCTAAATGCAGATTAGTAACAAGTTCTTTGTGAAAATCTGCATTTTTCTTTTAAAATATTTGGATATTAAATAAATATGTAGTATATTTGTGAAATAAAACTTTAAAGTATGATTAATTTATTTAGTAAGAAATGGTGGAAATTTTCACCAAACGAAGAAAAATCCTTAATACTTAACTCAGCGGTACCTATGTGTAAAAACTGTAAAAGAAGAATTTTAGTGTATGCTACCAGATATATAAAGAAAGATATAGAAACTTATTGTTTATGTAAAAATCCTGAATTGGAGTTTTCATATACTAAACATGAACATTTTTTATAAAAAATACTATTATGAAATTAGAATTAGATTATGACAACAAAACTATAAAAATTATTGACTTTGCTAATTGTGAAAAGTTTATAGAGGTAATAGTAGAGTTACCTAAATGGAAAGAATGGAAAATTATTCCAAATTCCAATATGGAATATATACCCTATCCATACTACCCAACATACACATTAAGTACATCCTGTGAAATAACTACTGCAAACGGGGTCTATATAATAGAGGCAAAATAATATGGAAGAGAAAGTTAAAGAAATTACAATTACAGAAGAAGAGAGAGAACTTATATTTAAAGGTATAAGACCTGAATCAATGGATTATACAGTATATAAAGTTGCTAAAAGGGATATTGACAGAGCCACTAAAAGATACTTAGGTGGTAAGTTTAAACACATATCTGTCAGTCTAAAGAGTATTATGGGAATTAATCCTGAAGTAAAAGGTACTTATGTCAGAACTGAACCTAAAACATATGACAAAAAGGCTTGATTAATATAAGGTATTATATTTGAGTATAATATAAAAGTAATTAGTATATAGAGTATTGGAGATACTATGGAGAAAACTGTGGAGAACAAGTCTAAAACTTAAAATTTAGAGATTTAATTATTAATTTGAAAGAAAAGCTTCAAAATATTTGGAGCTTTCTTTTTTTATATGTATCTTTGTAGAAAAATTAGCATATGAGAGTATACAAAAACAATTCAAATCCCCTCATAGAAGTACCGTTATATGAATTACAGGATAGAGAAATCTATATTACTGAAGATGGTATGAGGGTTAGATTTAGAGAGGAGCAAAATGGTTTTGATATTGTACAAGTATCAGAACTTAATTTAGGTTATCATGTAGAAGATTTATGTCCTGGAAATAAACCTAAAGCATTAGGATTATATTGGCAACTAATGAATTACTTTAAAGATAATACTAAAGTAAGATGATATCAATAATACCAGAGCATAGGCTTACATTGTTATTTACAACTGATGAAGATAGTAATGATATAGCTACGTTTATTAATGTTATAAATAAATGCATTAAAGAATCTAAAAAAGCTGGATTTAAGAATATGTTTACAGCAAATGAAAGAGAACTATTGGAAGCATTAGCAAGTAACTTAGAAGTAAATAATAATGAGCCTGCTAACGGATTTCAACAGATACAATCAACACAAATTAAAGTAGAGGAATGAAGATACCATTAAAAGTTAATATAGTAGTATTCTACAAAGTACTATTAACATTAATGAATAAATTCCCACCTGTACGTGGATTGAGACCAAAGGAGATAGATATACTTGCTGAGATAATGTATCAGAATTATGAAAATAGAAATATTAAAGATTTTGATAAGAGACAAATATTTATATTTTCAACTAAGAACAGACAGACAATTGTGCAAAGTTTAGGTATAACAGCAGGTACATTTAATAATTACCTCAAATTACTAAAGAAAAAGAAAGTGATAACATCTGATAATAAGCTATTACCATTTCTTAATATTATACCGGAAAAGGAATATGAATTAAATTTTAAATTTACAATTAATGAATAAGTTAGTACTATACATATTTGATGGTAATGAACTTGAAGAAGTTGTTACAGGATTATACAGAATAAAGAAATACATTCAGGAGTATGAGAATAATACAAAAAGAACTGTTAAAAAAGTGGGTACAGATAGCGGAGAAGCACAAAGTACCTCTACAGACAGTTAAAGATATTGAATCAAGTATCTGGAAGTATGTTAAGAAAGAGATAAGTAGTGGAGTTAAAGGTAAATATGATACATTTAAAAACATTTACTTAAAGAACTTAGGTACTTTCTTTGTAACTGATAGGAAGTTAAATTACTTAAACAAAGCAGCTAATGATAAAAGCACCTGAATTATTTAAAGGTACGGAGAACTTCTGGGAATATAATCCTGATTATAAGATTGTATTTGATATATTATATAATAAGGATAAATCTAAAAATAAGGAAGAATCTTCCAAGATTATGTGGGCTATGTATCATAAGATGCATACTGATAGTGTATTCTACAATATGAAGGATAAAGAACTTGAGATTAGTACTAAGTTCTTAAAGAATCCTAAATTTGACTGGAAGAAGTATGAAGATATAGAAATAGTATTTAAAGATACAATCCTTACTCAGGCAGAAAGAAGTTTATATGAATGGAATGAACTAATGCGTAAAAGGGATAAGTATTTGAAGAATAAAGAATACTACTTTGATGAATACGCTACAGATGAAAATGGAGATAACATATTTACCAAAACAGGTAATTTTGTAACTGTTAAAGGTACCGCTGAACAATTGGATAAAGCACAACAAGTTACTATAAAATATTTTAATGAATACACTAAGATATTGAAAGAACTTACTGAAGAGAAATTAAAAAGAGGTAGAGGTAATAAACCTTTATCTGCAAGTGATGCTAATAGGATATGATAAATAATAGTAATTTTAAAATCACCGAAGTCCCTGATTTTCATCCTGTTGCACAGATGTACGAATATGATGAATGGTGGAAGGAACAGAAAAAAAATATAATTGAGGGATTTTGGTCAAGTGGTAAATGGTGTCCGCCAGAATTATATTATTATATTAATTTTCATCATATAAAAAGAGAGAATGAAGAAAAAACTACTACAGCAATAAGCCTTCCAGATTTATCAGATTTAGAGTGGGAAAAGGCATATATTTATTCAGAGGCGTGTGGTTTTTCTGGGTTTGAAAAGGACAATAAGTATACATGTCATAGATGGTACGGTCCAGAAAAAGACTATGCATTGCGATATAACAAACTAACTCAAGAAGAAATAAATAGTAAAATATATGTACCAGCAAGAGAGTATTTAAGAAGAAATTTTTCAACTAATTTGGGAAAACCTTTATATCATAATACTGCTAAAAATGTTCTTGACTTAGAGGGAAGGGGAGGAGGAAAAAGTATGTGGGCAAGTGCTTGTATAGCACACAATTATTTATTTGATGGAGCGCGAGATTATGAACATCATTTAAAAAGAAGATTAGATAATAATCCATATAACTCAGATACAGTAGTTGGAGCAATTCAGGCAGTATATAGCACAGACTTATTATCTAAAGTATCTACAGCACTTGAGTATTTACCTGGACAAAAACAAGTAATAAATAATTTTGGAGAAGTAGATATATATCCATCACCGCTATCTACAATTAGTACAGGTTCATTAGCCCCAGGAAAGACTCTTACTTCCAGAACAAAATCTGTACTTAATCATAGAACGTTTCAAGACAATCCTCTAGCTGCTAATGGTACACGACCTAATAGAGTATTTTTGGAAGAAGTTGGATTTATGAATAACATTACGGAAGTTTGGGGAGCATTAGAGGCAACACAAGCTGCTGCACAACATAAAAGACTAGTAATATATGCATTAGGAACCGGGGGTTTAACAACTGCTGGGGCAGCTCTATATACTCAAGATATTTTCTACAATCCAGAAGAGTATAACTGTTTAGCGTTTGAGGATACGTGGGAAAATAAAGGTAATATATGTTATTTTGTTCCAGCATATTTAGCAAGAAGGGAATTTAAAGAAGAACCTAATCTTATTACCAATGTCGAGAAAGCACAGATGAGAATAGCAGAAGAGATAGAAAATGCTAAAAAAGGTAATTCTAAAATTAAACTTTTAGCACAAATTATCAATAACCCAAGAGTACCATCAGAAATATTCTTACGACAGGAAGGCACATTCTTTCCTGTACAGGATTTAAAACAGGCTTTAGCAGATTTGGAGAGTAATAAAATTTTACTTAAATCCTCATACAGAGTAGATTTAATTGAGAAAAGTAAAGGTAAGGTAGAAATGATACCTTCAGAGAAACCTGTTATTACTGAATATCCTTTACGAAAGAGTGATATTATGGATGCCTGTATAGAGATATATCAGAAACCTAAACTTGATTCTGAGGGAAGAGTATTTGGCAGCAGATATATAATGAGTACTGACCCTGTAGATGATGACGGTAATGATGATATTAAAAGATCTTTACAAAGTACTTGGGTATTAGATACATGGACTGATGAGATAGTAGCTGAATATACAGCACGTACATATTTAGTAAGTGAATATTACGAGAATGTCAGGAAACTATGTGTAATGTACAATGCAAGGAATCTTTATGAAAATAACAAGAAGGGATTATATGGACACTTTAAGAATAAAAATGCTTTATATTATCTTGCCGAAACCCCATTAATTCTACAGGATAAAGAATTAGCAAAGGGTGGTGGTACTGGTAATAAAGCTCTTGGTGTTAATATGAGTAATGATAGAGTTAAACTATATGGATTACAGTTAGCATTAGAATGGTTAGAAGCACCGGCATATAGAAATCCTGAGATTAAAAGAATGTACACTATAAGAGGACAAGCCTTTTTAAAAGAACTTATAGCCTTTAGTATGGATGGAAACTTTGATAGGGTATCAGCATTTATTGTGTTAATGATATATAGGGCAGAGTTAGACCACCAAATAGAGACTACCAGGCAAAAAGAGATTAAGACTACATCAGAAAGTAGCTTCTGGAGTAATGCATACAAATCCTTTGGTAAGGATAAAGTACATAGACAGATGCAAAAATACCTAAATAATTATGATGTTGAATAATTTATTATTATCTTTGTATCAAATTAGTTAAAATGAGAACTACACCTTTACATTTTCCTGCACAGAAAATATCAAGCTCACAAAAGAATGAGCAATGGTATAAAGATTGTGTTGACGGAGCAGAGAGTCTTGCTATATTAAGAGCAGATGGAGAAATTGGTCATCATCACAAAATGCAGGTATGGGAAGATTTGGATAATGATATTATTGATGTACGAGAAATAGAGGAAGTATTTAATCCTATGGGAATTAAAGATGCTGTGTTTCCTGCTGCAATTAAGAATTATCCATTATCAGTACCTAAAATAGACCTTTTACAGGGAGAAGAAGTTAAACGTAAGTTTGACTGGAAAGTTATGGCTAAGAATGAAGATGCCTATTCTAACAGAACTGATTCATTGAAAGATGAAATTATGAGGATTGTTATGGAAGAAATCCAGAATGAATCTTTTAATGAAGAGGAAGCACAAAAGAAAATACAAAAGGTTTCCAAGTATTTCCAATATGAATATAAAGACTTGAATGAATTGTATGCCACAAGGATACTTGAGTATCTTTGGAGACAACAGGATATGAAGAGAAAGTTCTTTTCTTCATTTAGAGATGCCCTTGTAAAAGGAAGAGAAATATACAGGGTTGATGATGTTGGTGGTGAGCCATCTGTAATTAAAGCTGACCCTAAAAATATCTTTGTACTTAGAAAAGGAGATTCACATAAGATAGAAGATGCGGATGTATTGGTAGAAGTTACATATGAACCTATTGGAAAGATAATTGATGAATTTCATGATTATCTTACAGCTAAAAATATAGAAGACTTGGAACAAGGTCTTGAGAGATTAAGTGCAGGTGGAGATGGTAAAGGTGTTCTTAATCATGAAGCTGCACAACCTATTCTCTGGGCAAGTTCACAGGTAGGTGGAATTGTTGACGATGATAATGGCTTAAATGCGGTAAGAGCTTATAACTTACCATTTGACTATGAAGGTAATGTAAGAGTTGTAAGAGCACGTTGGATTGGCAGACGTAAGATAGGAAGATTAACTTACTTTAATGAAGTTACAGGAGATGAAGAAGAAAGATTAGTATCTGAAAACTACAAGATAAATAAAGACTTAGGTGAAACAGTTAAATGGATTTGGGTAAATGAAGCTTATGAAGGAACAAGAATAGCACAGGAAACTTATGCTAAACTTGAACCACGTAAAGTTCAGATGAGACATTTTGACAATCCAAGTAAATGTTTCTTAGGTTATGTTGGTACTGATTATGGTAAATCTTTGATGTCAAGAATGGAACCATACCAATACCTATATAATGTGTACATGAGAAGGCTTGAATTAGCCATTGCTAAATACAAAGGTCCAATTTATGAATTAGACTTATCCAAGAAACCTGAGGAATGGTCAGAAGAGATGTGGATGTATTATGGAGATGTATTAGGTTGGATGGTAATTGACTCATTTAATGAAGGTAAAAAAGGTGCTGCAACTGGTAAGATAGCTGGTAATTTTAATACTACAGGTAAAGTATTAGATGCTTCTGCAAGTAACTATATACAACAACTTCTATTAATGCTTCAGCATATTGAAAAGCAAATGGGTCAAATTGCTGGTGTTAATGATCAGAGACAAGGACAGATTGATAATAGAGAAACTGTTGGTGGTGTTGAAAGAGCTGTTACACAGAGTTCTCATATTACAGAAAAATGGTTCTTTATTCATGATGAGACTAAGAAAAGAGTAATGCTTGCTTTACTTGATACTGCAAAACAACTGTGGAAGAATAATAAATCCAAGAAGATATCTTTTATAATGGATGATATGTCCAGAGTAGCTATGGATGTAAATGGTCAGGATTTTGCAGCAAGTGAGTATGATATCTTTATTACTGATAGCTCTGATGACCTTAAAATCAGACAAACTATTGAAGGACTTTCCCAGGCTTATGTACAGAATGGTGGTTC